TGTTAAACTTTCTTTTGGAAAAGCAATAACTTTTTTCCTTGTGGTCATCACGACAATATCAACGTCTGGATGATCGCGTACAATAATATCACCATCCAGAGTTCTTCTGGCGTTTAATTTAAACACCAAATCTTCAGTTGGTTCCTCAATTGTAATGGTGATGTCAGCCATCAGATTGAATCTCCTGAGCTAACTTTTGAATCTTTAGAATTTGTTTAATTAAGCTATCATCAATATCTTGAATTTTATATTCCTCGATAATATCAATTACCTTTTTTGTAGATTCTAACATAACTTGATCATTCTTTACTTCTTCCATCTGAAGAGAAGCAGAGACGATTTCTTTTAGTCTTCCTATTTCTTCGTTTAAATAAGTTTTCAAACCAATACCACCGTCCGAGAATGAATACACATATTGCATTAATAATTTCTTTTGATCTTCTTGAAGGTGGCCATATGTTTTATTAAATTTCTTAGTAAACGTTTTGAAAGTCAGCTTGTCAATTGGCTTCATTTCTTTTTTATCACTTTCATTGATGGACATCATATTTTTTATTATTTGCTTCTCAAGCATCACTCTCTTTTTAACAGTCAGTTCATCATTAAAAATCTGTGATAGCGTGGCCAAATCTTTGTAGTTAGGAATAAAATTAGAGAAGACACCCTTGGACAAGTCCTTATTGACCTTATCAATTACTTTACTTTGCTCATCATAAACTTTTTCATTTTTAAACCCAGACCAATAAATCATTTTTGCTTCGTGGAGAATCTTTTCAGCCGTATGGTAGTCTAGCTCTCTGCTATCTAAAACATCCTTATAAAGAGTTAATTCTTTTCCAAGGATAGAATCCCTCTTAAAGTATTCCTTTAAAATAGAAAGGACTATTTTTTTTCTTTCTGCATTATTCTGCACAACGCTCTTAGTCAACTCTTTTACCAGCGACTCGTACAGAAATACTGTATTCCTCTTCTTATTATGTCTGAGCTTCATCTTTTTTGTTCTCCAATTCAACAATCAATGATCTAACTTCATTGTTAATTTCCATTAACATAGATTCTTCGTCTTTATAATTAGTTTGTTTTTCCTCTGTAATTCCATTAGCTAAACTTTTAAGAGGAGAATACCCAGGAAACTTATATCTGGAATCGCTCGGGTTTGGTCCGAACTTGGCTTTAAAGTGTCTAGATCGGGCTCCTTCCGCGTGATCGGGGTGGGTTTCTTTCTTATAATATTTTCCCTTCCAACCATCCTTAGTATAAGATCCATCATCTCGGCTGGCGGGTGGTGGTGCCAATATGTCTGGTGTTTCGGCTGGTTCAGCGCCTGCTTCTGGAGTCTCAGGGGTTTCATCTGGAGTGGGGGTATCTCCTGCATCATCATCACCACCAAGATCCACATCTCCACCAGTGCCTAAATCACCGGGGCCAAATCCACCCGGCACCTCTTCAGCTTCCGCTACAGTATCAAGTGCTGTCAAAAACTTACGATCTGAGAATAACTCTCTTTGATTACGAACAAACTCTTCCTCTGACAAATCAAAGATATTTTGTGCAACCCATCGTCTGCTAAAATAACCTTCCGTTGCTGCAGCTGCAATATCGAATTTAGTTTTCCAATGTTCCAGTTCTTGAAGTTCTGCAATTTTTGAAGGATTACTTAGCTTAAGTTTAAAGGAAACTAAATCAGCGCCACGATAACCAAGAGCGTATAGGTGAACGACTCCAATCTTTTCAAGCTCAGAAATAATAACTCTTTGTAGTCTTTGGATTGTTCTTGCAAAGCGAATGTCCTTTTGAGCAAGAGTTGTCTTATCTTCATCAGCGCCTTCTCCTCGGGAAAGATAAGACTGAG